AACATGATTGATTGGAATAAATTAAAATTTGAAATGTGGGAAAAAAGATTTGGTGAAGGCACTAAGTATGATTTAGATTATGGTAAATTACTTATCATTGGTCTACTAATATATCATATATTTTTTCAAGGTTAATTATGGCACGTAAACCTGACAACATGCCAAAGAGAAATAAAAAGAACTTTAGGTCAACGAAGTCAGGTGCAGGTATGACTACAGCAGGTGTACGTGCTTACAGACGTAAAAACCCCGGTAGTAAACTGCAAACAGCCGTTACAGAAAAAAATGCAAAAGGTAAAAGGGCAGCAAGAAGAAAATCATATTGTGCTAGAAGTGCAGGACAAATGAAAAAGTTTCCTAAAGCTGCCAAAGACCCAAATAGTCGTTTACGACAGGCAAGGAGAAGATGGAGATGTTAGGAAGTTTAATTTCACCAATAGCTTCACTCGCAGGTACATACTTAGAAGGTAGAGTGAACAAAGCAAAAGCCGAGACAGAAGTAAAGGTTGCTCGTGCTAAAGCAGAAGCTAAAGTCTACGAGACTGAAGCTACATCAAGTATGTTAATGGAACAGAACC